TCCCCTCCGGCATAGTCAGGTTTTCACTCATGGGCTGATTTCCACAGATCGCCGGGGACGTTTCGCAGTGAGGATGTGATGCTTCGTGGCTGGTAAGAAGCAGTTGCCTCCTGTGCGTCTGGCTACGGCGGATGATGTGCCGGTGCCGTTGAAGTCTCTCGTTGAGTCGATTGAGTCGGGCACTCGCCTGGATGAGTTGAAGGCCTTGCGGGCGATTCTGGTGGCCCATATTTCGAGTGACAGTGTTTTGGCCCGTGATCTGGCTTCCCTGACTGGGCATCTCCGTTCGGTTTCGAAGGAGATTGAAGAGTTGGAGCTGGCTGATACGCCGGATGACCTTGGCAGGGCGGCTGATACTGGTGACGAGAAGTTCAACCCCAGAGCGGTCTGACAAGCTCCATGATTTAGCACGGCATGTTGTGATTCCGGATGGAATTGACCATACGGGCTGGCCGGCTGTGCGCGACACTTTGGCGCTGCTGGGCATCCGTCTTGATCCTTGGCAGCAGGGCGCGGCGCAGTTGATTTTGTCGAAGGACGCCGAGGGGTACTACGCGACCACTGTTGGCGGCGTGACAATGAGCATCCCGCGCCAGGTTGGCAAGACGTTCATGATCGGCTGGATTGTGTTCGCCCTGTGCATCATTTTTCCTGGGTTGACGATCACTTGGAGCGCTCACAAGAAGGACACTGCTGACGAGACTTTCGCCGGCATGAAGTCGATGGCCGCTACGCCGAAGATGGCGCCGCATATTGACCGGACTCCGGATAACGGGTCTGAGCAGAAGATCGAGTTTTCCAACGGTTCTCGGGTGGTTTTTGGCGCTCGTGAGCGTGGGTTTGGGCGCGGGTTCACGAAGGTGGACATTGTTGTGTTCGATGAGGCCCAGATCCTTACTGAGCGCGCCGTTGATGACATGGTGCCGGCTCAGAATGCGTCACCGAATGCTTTGACCATCATGATTGGGACCCCTCCTAAGCCGATTGACCCTTCAGAGATTTTTGAAGAGGCTCGGCGTGCTGCACTGTCCGGCGAGAGTACTGATTCCCTCTATATCGAGTTCAGCGCTGATCGTAATGCTGATCCTGACGATAAGGCCCAGTGGCGGAAAGCGAACCCTTCCTACCCGGCGAGGACTAAAGAGAAGGCGATGCTCCGGATGCGCCGGAAACTCACGAAGGATTCGTTCCTGCGCGAGGCGATGGGCATCTGGGATGAGTTGGCTTCTCGCAAGAATGCTTTCCCTGCTGGTGCGTGGGAGGGCTGCCTGATCGAGGATCCTTCCGAGGATTGGCCGGTAGCTGCTGTGGGGATCGATATGAACCCTGAGCGGACGTGGGTCTCGGTGTCGTTGGCGATGTTTTCGGATGATGGCCTGCATCTTGAGGTTGCCGAGACTGAGGCTTTCAACGAGAGCGGTTCGGCTGAGTTGATCAATTGGGTTCAGAAGCTTGCCCGCCGGCGCACTCCGGTGATCATTGACGCTTTCAGCCCGGCGAGGACGTTCGAGCCGATGTTGAAGGAGAAGAAGTGCATGGTTCGGATCCTGTCTTCCTCGGAGTTCGCGCAGGCTTGCATGGGCATCCATGACGCCGTCCGTGAGGGCACTGTGACTCACTTCGGGCAGAAGCATCTAGACGATTCAGTTGCGGGAGCTACGAAGAAGCCTGTTGGCAAGGCGGGCGCGTGGGCGTTTGCCCGCGATGACGTCGATGTCGATTTGACTCAGATCATGTCCATTACGTGCGCGCATTTCGGTGCGGTGAAGTTCGGGCATCGTCCCGCCAAGGTTTCCGATCCCAGAGGGGGTGTTACGGTTTGCTAATTTCCCCCAACGGGCTGACGACGGAAGAGGGCCTGGTTCTCAGCAAGCTGCTGGGCATCTATGAGGCCAAAGCGCCGCGGAACGTTATGCGTCAGGTCTATTTCGAGGGCAAGAACGCGTTCGTTGACCTTGGCATCGCTATTCCCCCGGAAATCCTTTCGCGCATCGCCCCCGTCATGGGATGGGTTGAGTCTGGCGTGCGCGCATTGACCGACCGGTCGGTCCTCGAAGGCTTCGTCTCCACGTCAGCGGACCAGGACGAGAACCCGTTCGGCGTGGACGGCTTGATTGCCGATTCGAAGCTGCTGCAGTTCTTTTCCGGCGCCACTCTTTCGTCCGCGATTCATTCGTGTTCCTTCCTTCGGGTTGATGACATGTCCGGGGAGTTGCGGATCCGTCCACACTTGGCTGACATGTCCGCTGCCATCTGGGATTCAGAGCGCATGGAGATAGGCGCGTTCCTGGCGATCCTGGAGCTCAAGGACGGGCTGCCGGTGGATATGGCCATGTACCTGCACGAGAAGATCGTCCGGGTTCAGGTAATGCCTTCCGGGCGTATCAGCGTGGAACGCTTCGGCAACCCATTGGGCCGCGTTTCCGTGTCCCGACTGCCGCACAAGCCAACCCTGAAGCGCCCCTTCGGCCATTCACGCGTGACCCGGCCTGCCATGTTCTTCACGGACTCGGCGCTCCGCGTCATCGTCCGCTCCGAGGTGCAGGGTGAGGGCTTCGCGGGCCCCCAGTACTGGCTGATGGGTGCGGACGCTAAAGCTTTCGCCGGCAATAACCGGTTCAAGGCGGTCATGGGCCGGGTGTTCGGCCTGACGGAAGATCCTGATACGCAGGAAGTCCCGGACGTGAAACGGTTCGAGGGCGCAACCCCGGACGCACATATCGCGCACCTGAGGATGTACGCCAGCCTTTTCGCTGGGGATCAGCGTGTGCCGGTTTCATCTCTTGGCATCATCCAAGACAACCCATCTTCGGCGCAGGCGATTTATGCCGCCAAGGAAGACCTTTTGGTGGACGCGAATAACGCCAACAAGTCTTGGGGTGACGGGGCCGTGGAAGCGCTCGGCATGGCCGTTGAGTGGCGCGATGGCGGCAGGCCAGAGGGCCTGTCCACCCTCAGTGCCGTATTCACCCCCGTTGGCACAGTGTCTCCCACGGATAAGGCTGTGGCATTCGGCCAGCTCGCCCCGCACATCCCGGGTCTTGCCGGCTCCGAGGTCGGGCTCGAGTACGCCGGTTTCTCTCGTGAGCAGATTATCCGTCTCCGCGGCGACCTGCGGAAGGCTTCAATCTCATCCTTCATGGATCGGGTTGCGGGTAATGCGCCTTCCGGTAGCTCCCGGGTTGAGCAGGCCGTAGCCGCCGGCGATGGAACCGTGAACTAGCCAGGAGGTGCGCGGTTGATTCCCTACAGCGCAACTCTTGGCTATTCTACACTGCTGGACCGTCTCAGTGTCGGGGCTCTGGCTGAACTGGACCAACTCATGGCCTCACTTGCGGATGAATCGCCCGCGGTGCAGCGGGAAGCGCTCATGGACTTGCTGCCCACTTTGGGCGATCAGTACGTGGGCGCTTCATCCCTGGTCTCGGCCGAGTTCTTCAGTGAACTGCAGGACATGAACGGGATCCGGAAGCCCATCGCCGCGGAAACGCTCGAAACGGTTGGTACGCGCCGCTGGCATGCACTTGCCGGGTGGGGTGCAGCGCCGGCCATGTTCGAGCAGGGTGGCGCCGCTCTCGTGTATTCACTCTTGTCCGGTGGGCTCACCAAGATCCTCACGGAATCGGCCGCTGACACGATGGTAGGCAACGCCGAAGCTCAGGGCGGCATGAGGGCCCAGCGTGTCCCCCGTCCAGGCTGTTGCGCCTTCTGCGGGCTACTTGCCTCACGGTTTGCTGACTACTCCACTGAGAGCGCTGCGGGCACCGTGGTGGGCCGTGGCGCCCCGCTGTCGAAGAACTTCAACGCCGACGGTTCCCGCAGGCGGGGCGGCAAGGCTAAGGGGATCCGTCCGCGAGGTTCCCGCGCCATTGGTGAAGAGTTCCACGACCACTGCAGGTGCCGGATCGTCGCCGTGACGGGATCCAACTACGTCGAACTTCAAGCGACGTCCGAAAAGTATTACGACTCGTACCGCCTCTCAGCGGACAAGGTCGGAAGCGACCCCAAGGAAATCCTCGCCCAAATGCGCGAAGACCTGGGAGTCCGGTAGCAGCCACCCCTGCTCCCCCATTAGCTACGCGATACAGGCGGCGGTCAACAGTCTGGTTAGTGCCGACGGGCTTACGGAAAGGAAACACCCATGAGTGAAGAATCTGCCACGTCCGAGGGCGAATCTACAGAGTTCAAGCCGATCACCTCGCAGGAGGATTTGAACAAGATCCTCGGGGACCGGCTGAAGCGTGCCAAGCCTGCCGACTACGAAGACCTGAAGGCGAAGGCTGCCAGGTTCGATGAGGTTGAGCGTGCATCCATGACGGAAACGCAGCGGCTCCAGGCTCAACTCGATGAACTGTCGGGGAAGGCCGCGAAGACGGAGCGGGAAAACCACCGTCTTGCAGCCATTGCCGCCGAGGGGATCCCGGCCGAGTACCAGGACCTTGTGCACGGGGATACGCCCGAGCAGTTTGCGAACTCTGCGAAGAAGGCCCGTGAACTCATCGCCAAGGCAACGGCCGCGGATGCAAAAACGCCCATCTCCTACCGGGTGAACCTGGACGGCGACGGGTCAGACAGCCTCGCGCTGAACGGCAGTGGCATTGAAGACGCACTCAAAAAGAAGCTTGGGATTTCCTAGCTTCCACTGACCAAGCAATAGGAGTTAGACATGGCGCAGACCGCCGCAACAATGACCGGTGATTTCGCCGGCTTCCTCAAGCCCGCCGAGGCTGAGGCTTACTTCACTCAGGCTGCACGCCAGTCCGTGGTGCAGTCCCTGACCCGCCGGGTGCCGCTGGGCATCAACGGTCAGGAAATCCCCGTCGTCACGTCCAAGCCCACCGCGGGCTGGGTTGCTGAAGGTGGCCAGAAGCCGGCCACCAAGGGCGCCCTTGGCCTGAAGACCATCTCCCCGAAGAAGTTGGCCGCCATCACGGTGGTTTCCGCTGAAGTCGTCCGCGCCAACCCCGGCAACTACGTCACCCTATTCCGCGACCAGATCGCGGAAGCGTTCGCCATTGCGTTCGACGCCGCGGCCCTTCACGGCTCGGCTTCCCCGTTCGGTGCCGGCAACAACCTCGCGGCCACCACCAAGGCCATCGAACTGGGCACCAGCGCCGCTGCAGCCGGCGGCGTGTACGGCGACCTGAATGGCGCACTGAAGCTCCTGGTGGACGACAAGAAGAAGCTCACCGGCTGGGCCTTCGATGACACCGCAGAGCCGCTCCTGAACGCCGCGGTTGACCTGCAGGGACGCCCCCTGTTCGTGGACGCGACCTACGAGAACTCCGCGCTGTCCGCCGGACGCCTCCTGCGCCGCCCCGCGTTCTACAACGAGGGCGTCGCCGCAGGTGACACCATCGGCTTCGCGGGCGACTGGTCGCAGGCCGTCTGGGGATCCGTCGGCGGCATCAGCTACGACGTCTCCACCGAGGCGACCGTGACCATCAATGGCGAACTGACCTCGCTTTGGGAGCACAACCTGGTCGCGATCCGCGCCGAGGCCGAATATGGCTGGCTCGTGAACGACGCGCAGGCGTTCGTGAAGCTGCAGGACGCCGCCTAGCTTGCGGCTCCGCAACCCCGAGACGGGGCTGGTGGTGAGCTGCGAGGGTGACCTTGCAGCCCGCTACCAGTCCCGTGGCTGGGAGGCTCCTGACGGGCCCTCCCAGCCTGCTACTGAGGCGGTATCGGATGAGCCTCAAGAAGACGCTAAGCCTGTCCGTAGAGGTCAGACGCGCCGCCGCCAACAGTAGGAGGAGCCATGTCGTGGGTATCGCCGGATGACGTGATCAATTCCTGGGTCGGCTCCAACCCGCCCACCGACGCTCCAAGGCTGCAGCTATGGATCGACCGGGCCGAGAGGCTTGTGCGCCGCCGAGTTCCTGACCTGCAGGCGCGCATCGATGCTGAGATGGAACTTATCCCTCTCAGCTCCGATCTGCTGGAAACCACCAAAGACGTGGTTGCGGCAATGGTCACGGAGGTTTTCAAGAACCCGGACGGCAAGCGCTCCATCCAGTCCGCGTCGGGCCCCTTGTCTGAGAGCACTACTTTTGGCGGAGAGAATCCGGGCAAGCTGCTCATCATGCCCGATCAGCACGACCTTCTTGCCGGCATAAACCCTGGCGAAGGTTTCACTGTTGACCTGATCGGCGGGCATGTAGCTCCATTGAGGACAGATTTGGTGGGGTGGCTATGAGCTTCCCCAACGATTTCCTTCCTACGCATTCTCGCAAGGTGCTGACCGTCGTCGAGCCTGGAACCATCCTTGAGCGCGGGAAGGAAGTCCAGGATTGGTCAGTCTCAAAAACGACGGAAATAAGCGGTTGCATCGCCTACCCAGGCTCCGCTGACGCCGACTGGGAGCGGGCAAGCGCACTCACCATAGATTTCACGGTCTGCATCCCCGCAGACCAAGTACTGCCTTTAGGGAATTTCCGCGCCCGAGTCGAAGGTGAAACTGGTGAATTCGTGCTGAGTGGTGACGTGAAGCGCTGGGTTTTTGCCCAGAGGTTCGATGCCCAGGTTATCGAATTGTCGCGCCGCCGGGATGGTGCGTGATGGCCAAAAAGGCAAAAGTCAAGATTAGCCAAGCGGCACTGACGGCGATGCTCTCATCTCCTGAGATGGAGTCAATTCTGCTGGCTAATGGTGAGCCGATTGCGTCTTCTGCCGGCCCTGGCTATGAGGCTGTTTTGGGTTCTGGTGGGCGGACCCGTTCGCGTGTGTTTGTGCAGACGGCGACGTTTGCGGCCCGGCTGGATAATGCCCGGAATGCGACCTTGCTGAGGGCGATTGGTGGTGGCTGATGGTCCTTGTCCCTGCGGATGTTGAGTATGCGGTTGAGAAGTACTTGGAGGCCGGGTTCGTCGCTAATGGGTGGGGCGTGTTGAAGGTTGATGCGCAGATCCCGGCCGGCGACATCTTTGTTGTGGCGTTCACGACTGGCGGGCAGGACCGGACAACTGTTTCCGGTACTGACCGTGTTGTTTTCGACTGCTACGCACCACGCGCCGCTTTGGCCCAGAAGCTTGCCGCCCGCGTGTTCGCCCTGATCAAGGACCTCGACAGCCGGTTCATTGACGGGGTCCAGTTCTACGACGTGACGCCCACTAAGCCGGCCAACTATCCCAACCCTGACAAGCCGGATTTGTTCCGGTACCAGTTCAACGCTGTTATCCATGCCCGCTATCCCAAGGGCGACTGACCAATTGAAAGGAGCCCGTTGTGGCTGCTACTGATGATGTTCTGATTGGCGCGCCCGACCGCTCCAGTACTGCTGGTGTTGTGGGGTACGCGTATGCGCTTCCACTGACGGCAACCCTCCCCACGTCCACGTCCACGGCGCTGCCGGCGACGGCCGCGGATCTTGGCTTCGTGTCGGAGGATGGTCTGACGATCTCCACCGACCGGTCCACGGAGATGCTGAAGGACTGGAACTTGGACGATGTCCGGATGCTCCTGACCGAGCACGGTTCTACGGTTTCGTTCACGCTGATCAACTGGTCCCTGAATGCTTTGAAGGCGTTCTTCGGGGATGAGAACGTGTCTGATTCCGGGACTGAGATCGTGGTGAAGATCAACGCCCGTGACATCAAGGACCGGGCGTGGGTGTGGAACCTGAAGGACGGCGACCGGAAGCGGCGCGTTGTGGTTCCCCGGGGTGCGATCAGTTCCCAGGGTGACATCACTCTGGTGAAGGGTGAGCAGACCCCGCTGGAGATCGAACTGACTCCGCTGGTGGATGATTCCGGCGAGAAGATTTACATCTACACGCAGAAGCCGGCCGTAGTTACGCCGTAGCGCTGCCCTGCATGCCCCGGTGGGGCGGGTTGTTGAGGACTCCCCGCCCCACTGGCCTCCACCTATTCCGAGTCCTCTCACCATGTTTTAGGAGTCCTCATGCCCCCACGCCAGTCCCCCACGGCGCAGGATAAGCCGTTTACGTTCAAATCGAACACGGGTCACACGATTGTGATCCCGTCCTCGGAGACGTATGACCCCGACATTGACGCGATTGTTGAGCTCAACGATGCGGCGAACGCTGTCCAGGCCCTCAATGAAGAGACGGCCACGGAGCAGGAAGTCGGCACCGCATCGATGCGCGTAACCATCGCAACCGTAGGCGTGATCAAGTCCGGGTTTACGCCGGAGACGGCGGCGAAGATCAAACTGAAGGCAAGCGAGATCCAGACGTTCATGACTAAGTACCAGCAGCACACCGGGGTTTCCATCCCAAAATAGTGTGGCTGTTCTCGCTGCCGCCGCATGAGATTGAGGCCCTTGAGGCCGACCTGATTGGCGCTGGATGGACATTTGATGATGTTCCTCGAAGGTTCTCGTATCCGGCGCTTTTTGCGTTCCTGGCGCACCTCCCCCTCGGTTCGGCGTATTCGCGCCTGAAGAACCCGGAGACGGCGTCATGGATAGACGGGACGGTCGTGGCGAACCTCTTGGCTGAGGTTGGTCACCGGCTGGACATTCTCGCGTGGCAGCAGACGAAGGACGGCAAGGCTGGGCGCCGTAAGCCGCAGACGTGGCCGCGGCCCTGGATCAAGAAAGCCAATTCGCAGCGTGTGGGCGCCGGCCCTATTCCGGCATCTGAGTGGGATTCATTCTGGGACGGAGGTAAGTAGTGGCGTCTCAGGAACTAGCTTCAGTGTGGGTGACGGTTCTCCCCTCCTTCCAGGGCGGCCAGAAGGCCATCGCGGAAGAGTTTGGGGCCGCTGGTGATCCGGCGGGCAAGAAGGCCGGCAAGGGCTTTGTGGGTGGTCTTGGCGGGGCAATTGGTGGCGTTGCCAAGGTCGCCGCTGGTGCCGTCGGGATCATTGGTGGCGTCATCGGCGGTATGGCCATCAAGGGCGGCATTGACCGCGTCCTGAACATTGAGGACGCGCAAGCGAAGCTCAAGGGCCTGGGCCATGACGCGCAGTCCGTCGAGGGCATCATGACGAACGCTCTTGCCTCGGTGAAGGGTACCGCTTTCGGGCTGGGCGACGCTTCGACGGTGGCCGCTGGTGTGGTCGCCGCCGGAGTGAAGCCCGGCCAGGATCTTGAGCGGACCCTGAAGCTCGTTGGTGACGCCGCGACTATCGCCGGAACCGACATGGGCTCTATGGGCTCAATCTTCAACAAGGTTGCTTCTTCGGACATGATCCAGGGCGATGTCCTTGCCCAGCTTGGCGACGCCGGTATCCCGATCCTGCAGCTTTTGGGTACGGAGATGGGCAAGTCTGCTGAGGAAGTCCGGAAGCTTGCTTCGGACGGCAAGATCAACTTCGAGATCTTCCAGAACGCCATGGAAAAGGGCCTTGGTGGAGCCGCGCTATCGTCAGGCGATACGTTCCGCGGCGCACTGGCTAACACGAAAGCAGCCCTTGGTCGCGTGGGCGCCACGTTCGTTACGCCATTCCTCGGTGCCATAGGTTCTGGCCTGAACGCTGCGATCCCTTTGCTGGACGGATTGAATGCTGTTCTGAAGCCGATCATGGGCTCCTTTGGCGAGTGGGCTGCCTCGAACGTCCCGGTGGTCATCGGTGAGATTACCGGCGGCCTGACTGCCATGGTAGCCGCTTTCAAGGCTGGCGACGGCGACATAACGTCAAGCGGTTTTGCCGGGTACATGGAGATGGTAGGCAACGCGGTCCGCCAGGTTGTGGACTTCATTACTCCCATCGGCGCCGGCCTTATGGACATCTTCGGCCCGCTGATTCCAACCATCATTGACCTGGTCACCTCGTTCTCGCCGTTGGCGATGATCTTTGGGCTGATCCAGCCGTACCTTCCGCAGATCCAGTCAATGTTTCTGCTCCTGGCATCGGCTGTTGCTCAGGTCTTGGCTGTGGTTCTTCCGCTGGTCCAGTCGGTGATGAGTCAGCTCATGCCGGTGTTTATGGAGCTCGTGGGCGCCGTGTTGCCGCCGGTCATTTCCATTCTCGGCGCGATCATTTCGGCCCTGTTGCCGCTCATCTCCTTCCTTGGCCCAATCCTGACGGGCGTGATCAACGCCCTGATGCCCGTCGTGCTGACCGTTTTTAGCCTGATTCAGACGATCATCACAACGGTACTTGGCGTGATTAACGGTTACATCTCGGCCTTCTCCGCAGCATTGCGCGGCGACTGGCAGGGATTCTGGGACGGTATCGGGCAGGTCTTCGAATCAATCCTGGGCGGCATTGGCGAGTTCGCGGGAACGTTCTTCACGGAACTGCCGATCAACATTCTCGCTTCTCTTGGCAACCTCGCGATGCTCTTGTTCGACGCGGGCGGACAGATCATGTCCGGCCTGTTCGAAGGGCTCAAGTCCGGGTGGACCGCTGTCACAGATTTCGTGGGCGGCATCGGCAACTGGATCGCTGAGAACAAGGGCCCGAAAGCTTACGACTTGGCGCTTCTGGTTCCAGCCGGCGGCTGGATCATGGACGGACTCGGCAAGGGCATTGAAAAGAGCATGCCGGCGCTCGGGTCAACGCTGGGCGACGTGTCCTGGATGATACAGAACGGCATCGACCCGCAGATGGGCTCCGGGGTTCCGCTGAGTGTTGGCGCGACCGCACCGACTGCATCAGCGGAGGCGCTTGCTTCCAGCGGCTCCGGTGGCGGTGTGACCATTCAGAACGACATCAAGGCCCACGACACTGCGGGCGTAACTCAAGAGGTTTGGGGCAAACTTCGGTTCGCTCTGAAGGGTCAGGGGGTGGAGATTGGCGCGCTCCCGTAAGTCGATCATGCTCGGCACTCAGACGCTCCACGGCGTGGACCGGTTTGGTGAATGGTTCACGACTGGTGTTGAGGGGTGGGCTGAGCCTCCCGCGCCGAAGGGTAATGAGGTGGAGCGGGAGCAGGCGGACGGGGATTACTTCCTGCCGTCTTTCTACTCTGCCCGGACGCCCACCATCGACGGGACCCTACTGGGTGCCTCGCACGCCCTGGCGTTGGATGCCATGGTCGCGCTGAACAGTGCGGCCGCTCTGGGTGGGGTGACGCTGTCCGTCATGGAGGGTGGCGTCACCAGGTGGGCGCTGGCTCGTTACGCAGGCCTGGACTATACGTGGGTCACTCACGAGAAGGTCCGGTTCCAGTTGCGCCTCAAGTGCCCGAAGCCGCAAAAGTTCGGTGAGCGGCGCACGTTCGACATGACACCGAGCACGCCAGTGCAGGTGATTCACCGCGGCAACTATAAGGCGTCTCCGGTGGTGCAGATCAACGGGCCACTGACTGGTGGCGTGACGATCACTCACCCGTCAGGCCAGTTCGTGGTCTTGGGCGATCTTGGCGTGGGTGGTTGGGTGCGGGTGGATATGGCGACGGGCCGGCTGAAGCTGAACGGCAATGACCGTTCGGACCTGATCGGCACATCGGCCCGGCTTCATCAGATCACACCAGGCTTGCCGGCGTCTCAGTTCAGCATCAACCGCGGGGTCGGCTACGTCGAGGTCCTGGATACGTTCATTTAGGAGGCGCCGTGGCGTGGATTGTTCGCGTGTGCGATACCCGGACGGGGAACCGTGAGGGGATCCTGCCGATTGAGAATGCGCCGTGGGCCCGGAAGTTGAACGCTTCCGGTGTGGGGCAGGCGTCGTTTGTTGTGGGCGACCGTGATTCGGCTGGGATGCCAGGCGATTACCTGTCGCAGGAGATAAAGCGGACGCTGGTGTTTGAAGAGGACGGCCGTCCGCATGCTACGGGCATCATCCTTGATCGGACGTATGACCGGGAGTCCGGGAAGGTCACGCTTTCCTACGCGGATGTGAATTGGATCTTTGGTAAGCGGATGGTGTTGGCGGCGAATGCTGAGGGCACGCAGACGGTTGGCATCGGGCGCAATAACCTGTCTCTCGGTTCGCAGCTCGCGTGGGCTGTTGACAGGGCCACGCTCGGTGCAGGGTTCGAGCTCCCCATCATCCTCCCAGCCGAGGTGTCCGGATCCGCGAACAGGCTCTACGAGGGCTACCACATGCCCGTTGCGGCGGACGTGATGAAGGACCTGATGGAAACCCAGTACGGGCCTGACGTGGACTTCCGGCCCGAGTACGACGCGACCACTGGCGCGCTCCGGTATCGGCTGATCGTGGACCCACCTCCGTCCCTGCTGGTGTGGAACCTGACCGCCCCCGAGTCTGGCGTGACCGGGCTGCAGATCAAGACGGACGCCCGCGACATGGCAACCCACATCCTCGCCACCGGCGAGGGTTCGGAACGGGACATGCTCGTGAAGGACGCTATCAACAACAGCACCGCCTACCCGGCCATGGTGAAGGTTGTGAACTTCGGCCAGGAGAAAGACCCGGCCCGACTCAAAGCCCTTGCTGAGGGCGAGCTGAAGGCCAGTAGCAAACCCATCGAACAGTGGTCCTTTTCGGTGATGTTGGGTGAGGAGTACAAGCTTTCCGAGTTGTACCCGGGCGCCGGGATCCGCGCTTACATGCAGGGCGACCCGTGGAAAGCGGACGGCCGTTACGACCTGCGTCTCATCGGAATCAGTGGCGACTTCGGCCCAAAGGTGCAACTCGAGTTCCAGCCCATGGAGGTCTGATGTCGAAAATCTATGACCTGTCACAGGGCAATATGGGTGAGCTTGCCCGGCAGCAGCACCGCGACCAGTACGCCACGCCCCTGAACGGGGCCTCGGTCGGTTCCGGCGGCACTCGCTACTACGGTGAGGGTCAGTTGCGCGTGGAGAACGAAGGCCTTGTGGTCACGGGATCCGCGGAAGTCATCGGGCAACTCATCGGTTCCGGGACGCTGACATGGTCCGGCCCGTTCAACGTCACCGGGGAAACCTCGCTGAACGGTGAGACGACGGTGGGCGGCAACACGACGGTCAACGGCGAGTTCACCACGAACGGCGCTCTCGATGTGAACGGACCAACGACTCTCGCGGGCGCCCTGGACATTACCGGACGCACTGACATCTCCGGTGACGTGGTGATTACCGGATCGATGACCACCGACGGGCCGGTGAACATCAACGGCGCCACGGACATTTCCGGCGACCTGGACATCACTGGCACCTCAACCCTGACCGGCGACCTCAACGTAACGGGAGCGGGAAAGATCAAGGCTGGGGACGTAACTATTGACCCGTCACTGTATGGCGGTTCGGTCAGGTTCTCCAACGGCACATACGTCGCCGCGACGCCCAACGGGGCACAATTTGTCAATGGTAGCGGCGGTGGGGGCGTCACGGTTTCCCCGGGGCAAGCCGACCTTGGCGTTTCTGGCGGCGGCGTGGTGATTGCCACCGCGGCGGGAATCTACCTAAACGGGCTGCCGACCACTTCGGCACCCGCAAACCTGCACATCGACCCGAGTTCCAAGCAGCTGTTCATCTCAACGGCCTAGCGGTCTGGGCAGACCGTTTTCCGGGCGGTCTCGCCAGCGATTGCGAGTCGTTCGCCGTCGGCTTGGCGCAGATCCTCAGTGGCGAACCCGCCGTCGTAGTGCTGGCAAAGTTCGATGGACATTTGGCGCAGTCCCTCTTCGGTTCCGGAGCCGTAGCTGGATCCGCTGGTTCGCATCTCGGCCACGAACGCATCGGCTTTGGATGGATCGTAATGCAGCTCTTGCGTCGTGATCTCCACCGCCGGCTTGCTGGACGGCTGTTCTGTCGATTCACCCGTTCCCCCACACCCGCTCAGTACGAGCGCGGCGGTAGCGATGGCAAGTAGTCCCCCAAGTTTCCCCATGCCCGAATCATACCGGCAGGGTCCACCAATTAATACCCCTAGGAGGCTGTGCGTGAAGCAATACCTTGTTGGCTTGTGGATGATGATCCATGAGCCCAGATACCTGTCTGTGATCTATTGCGCAGCGTATTTCATGATGGCGATTGCGGGGACGGCTGTTCTGCTGGATCCGCCGCGCTCCATCCAGTCGGGGCTTGGGGCGGGGCTGGTCGCGGTATGGGCTGGCTTGCTGATCTTCGGCGGCGTCCTGGGGACCTTGACGACACTGCCTGGCATTTGGTGGCTTGAGCGGCCGGCGACTATCGCTTGCATGCTCGCCATCGCTGTTTACGGGGTCGCGGTGTTTAGTCTGCCGCTCGTGCAGGTCAGCTCACGCGTCGTGTCTATCTGCTTCATCATCTTCGCGCTACTCGCGTTCGCCGTCCGTCTCGTGAAGATCAAGCACTTCGCTTATGACCCCGAAAAGTAAGAGGTCCGCGAATGGATGGAACACAGCAGTTCGTTCTGGCTTTGGTCAGCGTCGGCGGCGGCATGGTGGCCCTGGAGCTCATCAAGGGCTCGGTGAAGTTTTTCACGGGGGCGGCGGGCCGGGAGCATGCCCGAAACGTCTCGATGAAGGAGCAGCGCAACGAGGCGTGGGCTGACACGGAGCGCGAGCGTGAACGTGCCGACTTGGAAGCTCACAACCGGCGCCTGACAGAAGAGTACGCATCGCAGCTGCGGCGCGACTGCACCGAGCACGGCATGAAAGACACCGAGCTGCGGCCTTGGCCAACTCTCAAGAAGCCGCCGGAAGAAACCCCCACCTAAGCCCGGAAGGGGCGAGTATGACGCAGATAGCAACCATCACGCAGATGCGGATGGAACAGATAGCCCAGGGGCTGAACAACACGTACATCGACGTGGACCAGGCGCACGGGAATCAGTGCTGGGACTCGGCGGCCCGCATCGCTCTGATGCTGGGTCTGCCCGTGATCAACACCAACTCCACCGCAGCAAAGCGCGGCCGGTGGCCGGGCTGGGCAGGCAACATGTGGGACGCGTTCCCCCAGACGAAAGAAATCGCCGCCGCCTACCACCTGGTGGGCCCGGAACAGCCGGCGCTCCCCGGTGACACAGCCATTTGGGGCGACTCCGATCCCTACTACCCAGCCACCCACGTGGCGAACGTGGTCAAGGACGCCGGAGGCATGCTGCTGTGCATCTCGCAGAACAGCAGCGCACCCCGCCCGGACCTCCCCGGATACTCCACGAAATCGGCTGGCCCCACCATCATCCAGTACCTGCCCAAACGCGGGCTTCTGGGTTACATCCGCGCCAACGTCACCGGCGGCCTCGACTACCAGAGCACCAACCCCACACCCACCAACCAGGAGATTGACGACATGATGACACCGGACCAGCTGCTCACCTTCGAGTTCCAGCTCAAGGACGGCAGCAAGACTACGATGCTGACGCAGTTCCAGAACATGGACCAGAACCAGCGCTCCCTCATCCTTCAGCAGAAGGCGGCGCAGGAGTACGCCGAAGCGGTCAACGGCAAGATCGATCGCATCGAGAACACTCTTTCCGCCCTTCCGGATGAAGTGCTGGATACGGAGATCACCATGCCGGACGGCCGAGTGACGACCCCGCGCAAGGAGATTGCCTGGACGCCGCTGAACATCGCCGCGATTCAGACCAACATCGCGGCGGCACAGTCCAATGGCTGATCACCGCGGAGAAGTGACATCACAGACCCGCCACCCGTGGCGGGCTACCGTTCGGACGGCGCTGGCGTTCGTTGGCGGCGCCGCGGCC